AAAACCATCATTTATGGCTAAGCAATTCACCTGGGGTGAAGCCGTAGAGACAACATTACGAACACGACCAACGTGGCGTAATGGATCAGGTCGCAAACCAGCGATCATCAACTGCGGTCACTTCACTCGTCATCAAGGACTGAGCTTTCCTTGCAATCGCATCAACATCACAATCATGGAAGACATTGGTGTTGAGCTTGAGGAAGAGGGGAAGTCTGACGCCACGATCAACCGTGTCACGTCAGCTGTCTCCACTGTGCTCAATCACTGTCATCGACGTGAGCTGTGCAACAAACCTCCCACGTTTACCAAGCGTAAAGAAGATGAAGGACGCAAGACGTTCTTTACCAAGGAACAGGTTGAACAGCTCATCCATGCATCGATTGATCCTTACGACCGCAAGGACGTAGCGGACATTATTGCTGTTGCTGCTTACACAGGTATGCGGCAAGGCGAGCTACTCAAGATCAAGGCAAAAGACTTTGATCTAGGTGCCATGAAGATTCACGTCGGAGGTCGACCTGATGTGAAGACCAAAGCTGGTAATTATCGTTCCATTCCTATCCACAACCGTATCGTCGGCTTGCTGACTGAACGGTTGGAGTACCTCTCACCCAACGTGAAGGTGTTCGGGGATGAATGGAATGACAAGGACCAGTTACTGCGTGCTTTTAAGAAAGTGCGTAAGTATTGCGGTTTCGATGAATCACTTGTGTTTCACAGCCTTCGTCATTCGTTCGCAACGTGGCATGTCGAAGCAGGTACGCACATGCGGACGCTCATGAAGGCCATGGGTCACAAGAAAATCGAGACGACGCTCTCGTACGCCAAGCCTACGGACAAAGCCTTGGAAGAGGCCATGTCTGCGATCTAGGCGTGACTACTGGGTGCGCTGCTACACTCTTCTGGTCGCAAAGGCGACGTTTTCTCAGCGAGTCTCATCGCTGGAATCCCCACGCGGATGTGGCGGAATTGGTAGACGCGCTAGTTTCAGGTTCCTGAGCGTCTAAATTACGCATGTGGATAGGTCAGGTTGAGACGCCTGACCTTCCTTTCACAATCATCAATCCACTCCGGTATAGATCTACATACCGGAACTAGCGTGCATTCTTATTGACAACATTCGAAGACATTGGCGCTCAGATCAAGCTTGAGCGAGAGCAAATCAAACGTGGTTTAGAGAAACTCCACAACAACACAAAACAACTAGAAGATAAAAGCTATGCAAGTGCATCTTTGTATGGGGTTACTTCTATTAGCAAGCTTGTGCCAGATGTGGTTGACCTTATTACTGACACACGGCTAAGAATCACCAAAGGAACAGCAGGAGTCAACTTCAAGGACATATACCCATTCCTTGTACAGCTGGACGCTAAAGCTGCTGCACTGATTAGCTGTAAGGTCACCTTTGACAAGGTGTTCAGCACCAAGCCAAAAGCCAATCAGGTCGCCTTTGTAACTGACGCTATTGGGACTGCAATCGAGAACGAGTGCATGATGTCCCACTACGAAAAGGAAGTTCCTGGCCTGTTACGCAAGATTCAGGAGGATTACTACCACAAGTCCATCGGCACAAATCAAAAGGTCAAGGTCATCAGGACGATGATGAACCGTCATGACGTGCCGCATTGGGAAGCGTGGGGTAGAGGGAATAGGGTCAGGCTTGGTGGCTGGTTACTTGAGTGCGTATGTAGAGCCAGTAATTGGTTCATGGTTGAGATGCGTCAGGAAGGACGTAAACGTCAGAACTACGTAGTCCCTACTCCTGAGTTCATGGCAATCAAGGAAGAGGTCATGACTACTGCTGAGCTGTTTAGTCCGATTGCATGGCCGATGATCACGGCGCCGAAGGACTGGCAACCCGATGGCACAGAGGGTGGCTACATCCTGAATGAAGTCATGAACGGCTATGACATGGTGCGTCGTGGTAACCGGCAGTGTATACAGGGAGAAACCCCGATCGACTTTCTGAACAAGATTCAGAAGGTCGCATACACCTTGAACCCTTTCATTGTTGATGTCGCAAGACACCTTCAAGAGGTGGGTATTCAAGTCGGTAAGTTCATCCCTGTCGTTGATCATCCACTCCCTCCAAAGCCTGTCGATATTGCAGACAACGCTGAATCCCGTAAGGACTACAGACGTAGAGCAGCGGAGGTTATGAACGTCAATGCACAACAATTCAAGCGTTCATGTCGTACACGTATGACAATGAACACTGTTGATGTATTTGAGAAGTACGATAAGTTCTACATTCCGTGGTCATTTGACTACAGAGGTAGAGCTTACCCTATTCCTGCATTCCTTACACCTCAAGATACAGACTTTGGAAAGAGTTTGTTGAGGTTTTATGAGGGGTCAGAGATGACTCCTAATGCTGAGTCATGGTTGTCGTTTCAAGTCAGTACAACTGCTGGTAACGATAAAGAACCTATTGACAAACGTTGGGAGTGGACAAACAACAACCTTAGCCTGATCACAGCTGTAGCTACTGATCCTATTGGTAACCTATCCACATGGGAAGGTATGGATGAGCCTTGGCAATTCCTTGCTGCATGTGATGAGTACTATCACTGTGTAATTAAACGCGATAGACAACACACGTCACTTCCAGTAGCCGTAGATGCAACGTGCAGTGGACTACAAATTCTGGCTTGTCTTGCCAGGGACAAATCTACTGCAAGGCTTGTAAATGTACTGCCAAGTGAAAAGCCTCAGGACGCATACAAGGTCATAGCTGAAGAAGCTAAACCACATGTACCTGAGTGCATCCGTCCTCACATGGACAGGAAAACTACAAAACGTACCGTGATGACGGTGCCATACAACGCCAAACCTTTTAGCAATCGTGGTTACATCCGTGATGCACTTAAGGAGAAAGGCGTTGAAGTTGAGAAAGAGGATCTAACAGCAACAGTTAAAGCTGTAAGGAACGCAATGAACGTTGTTGTTCCTGGTCCTATGCGTGTCATGAAGTGGATTGAATCTGAGGTTGGTAAGGCTATTGATAGAGGTCTTAAAGAACTTAAATGGGTGACACCTTCTGGTTTCGTAGTCACTCAGAAGCTAAACAAGAAAAACGTTGAACGAATCAGGTTGCAATTACTTGGTGAGTGCAACGTGTTCGTAGCTACTGGTGACAAGGATGAAGTCGATAAGAACCACCACAAGAACGCAACAGCGCCCAACCTGATTCATTCACTTGATGCATCTTTACTCCACTTATCTGCAATACGCTTCGACAATCCGATTTCCCTCATACACGACTCGGTTCTTTGTCGTGCTACTGACATGTCTGCTTTATCAGCCATTGTTCGTGAGACATACGTTCATCTTGCAGAGCAAGACTATTTGAAATCTTGGGCTTCACAGATTGGAGCTGAAACAGAACCACCGATTATTGGTGACCTTAACCCGGAATCAGTAATTGAATCACTATACTTTTTTTGTTAATGCCACGAAACACATTTGTAACTGAACAGCCTGTTGTCCTGGAAGGGTATCAAGCTGTAATGAAACCGTCTAAGTTTGGATATTCCCTGATGGCAATCGTCGGTCAGGATATTATTGACAAGCTCGAAGATGACCGGACTGAATCTCTTAAGTGGGCGGAGTCCAAACTGAAGAACCCTAAGCGTTCTGTCCTGAAGCCTGAGCCTTGGGAAGAAGTTGCTGAAGGTCAATACAAGGTCAAGTTCAGCTGGAATGCTGACAACCGTCCTCCCATTGTTGACACTGAAGGGACTCTGATCACTGATGAAAACATTCCCATCTACAGTGGCTCTAAAGTAAAGCTGGCGTTCTATCAGAAGCCTTACATTCTCAAGGATCAAACTACGTATGGCTCTTCTCTTAAGTTGAAGGGTGTACAGATTGTGTCTTTGTCTAGCTCTGCTGGTGTAGACGTTGGTGACATGTCTAATGAAGACGTCACTGCATTGTTTGGTAAGACAGCTGGCTTCAAGGTTTCTGAACCTAATGTCATCCCGGCTGAACCTTCTGCTGTTGATGAGGATGACTTTTGAGTATCACGACTTTGATGAACTTTACGACCACTGGATAAATGGCTTTTCGCTCAGGTCTTGAGGAGAGGGTTGCAGACCTTCTCGTCGAGCTGGGTGTCAAGTACGAATATGAAACACAGAAGATTCCCTATGTGATTGCTCACAACTATAGCCCTGATTTCATCCTACCTAACGGTGTGATCTTGGAATGTAAGGGCTATTGGGATTCTGCTGACCGGCGTAAGATTAAAGAGGTTAAGAAACAGCATCCTGAACTAGATCTACGCATGGTGTTTCAAGCACCCTTCAATACAATCAGCAAGAAATCAAAAACAACGTACGCCAAGTATTGCGATAAACTCAACATACCTTGGACATCGTTTGCAAACATACCCCTTAAGTGGCTCCTGTGAGCGACTCAGAATTTGTAAGACACATACCGTGTCCTCAGTGTGGGTCGTCCGATGCAAACAGTATTTACACGGACGGCCACGAACACTGTCATAAGTGTGGCTATCACACATTCAGTGACAACGACGTTATTCACAATCATCAAGTGCACCATGTCCAACTACAAGGATCAGCCGGAAGACTGCAATCCCGAGGTATTTCAGAAAAGACTTGTGAACTATTCAAAACGTACAAAGATGGTAATGGCCTCTTACGCCACTATTATTTCGATGGCTCTGGCAAAGTTGTCGGCGCAAAAGTAAGGACAAAAGACAAGCAGTTCCGTTGTGAAGGTGAGGTCAAGTCCCTGTTTGGGATGCAAAACTACCGACACAAGACCAGCTCAAAAAGTCAAAAGCTTGTCATCACAGAAGGTGAGATGGATGCTATGTCCGTCTGGGAGTCGCAACCTAATTGGGATGTCGTTTCCATACCTAATGGTTCTCAATCTGCTAAGAAAGCAGTCCAACAAAACTACGAATGGATCAACTACTACGACAAAGTAGTTATCTTTTTCGATAACGATGAAGCAGGCCGTGACGGCGCTAAAGAAGCTGCCGGTGTGTTACCACCTGGCAAGGCTTTCATAGGCTTTCTAGAGCACTACAAGGACGCCTCAGAGGCTTTACAGGCTGGAGATACAGAGGCTATCCGAGCGGTCACTAATTATGACCACCAACAGTACAGACCAGACGGCATTGTTGATGCCAAAACACTACTCGACGTTGTAACAACACCGTCACCACCATCAGATCATGACTACCCATTTCACGGACTACAAGACAAGCTACACGGGATCCGGTACGGAGAGCTTGTCACGATTACTGCAGGATCAGGGATTGGCAAATCGTCCTTCTGTCGCGACTTATGTACTCACCTGCTTAACAAAGGAGAACGGGTCGGTTACTTGGCACTTGAAGAGTCAAACCGCCGTACAGCTCTCGGACTTATGTCTTCAGCAGTCGGAAAACCCCTCCACCTTGGAGAACAAGATCGAAGCGAACTAGTCGAGGTCTTTGATGAGACTATTTCAAAATGGAATCTACATCTATTTGATGGATTCGGTAGTTATGATCCCGATCATATCTACAACCGTATTGAGTATATGGCAGCTGGTCTTGAGACCAAAGTCATATTCTTAGATCACCTGTCTATTTTGTTGAGTGGTCTTGACGGTGACGAACGCCGCATGATCGACACAACAATGACCAAGCTTCGCTCACTGGTTGAGCGCACTGGTGTTGCGATGTTCCTTGTTTGCCATACAACTACACCTCCAAATGGACAATCACATGAAGAGGGAGGTCGTGTTCAACTTCGATCTCTCAGAGGTAGCCGAAGTATTGGACAACTGTCAGACGCTGTTATCGCACTCGAACGCGATCAGCAGAGTGGATCTGATAACGATTCAACAACAGTGCGAGTCCTTAAGAATCGCTATTCAGGCGAAGTTGGTGAAGCTTGCCAACTGAAATTTGATCTTTCTACCTGTACGTTCAATGAAACCGCAATCACAAAAGAGTTCGACGCAACAACAGATTTCTAAGCCTAACCCTCCTACTGAGGAGATGGTAAGGAAAGCTCAATTCATCGACAAAACATACGTTTGGAAGAATGCTGGTATTCGATCTGGAGACTGACGGTTTACTAAATGATGTCACCAAGATCCACTGTCTTGTCATCTACGATAGCGAGACTGACACGTACCTTCACTACAACGACGAAGGTAATTCTGAACCAATCGTCCGTGGCATTCAAAGGCTTGAAGATGCGGATGTCATCGTCGGTCATAACATCATCAGCTATGACATTCCAGTCATTAAAAAGATATATCCGTGGTTTAACCCTGAAGCATTGATCATTGACACTCTTCTGCTGTCTAGGTTGTACCACACGGACATGTTGGAGATCGACAAGAAAAGGAATGTCGATAACATGCCACCTCAACTGTATGGACGTCACAGTTTGGAGTCATACGGACACCGGCTAGGTGAATACAAAGGTGAGTTTGGCAAGACATCTGATTGGAAAGAATGGTCCCCTGAAATGGAGACATATTGTGCTCAAGATGTAAAAGTTACCACCAAATTATGCGACCACTTCCACCCATACCTCAGTGGGTTGCGTTAGAGCACGAGGTTGCTCAAATACTTACCACTCAAGAAATACATGGATGGCGTTTTGATGCAGAGGCTGCATGGAAACTTGCATCGTCTCTCAGAAAAGAGCTTGAACAAACTAGTGAACTACTACGTAACCGGCACCCTTTCGTCTTCGGATCGGAGTTCACTCCTAAACGAAATAACAAAACCTCAGGATACATTGAAGGATGTACATTCACCAAACTGAAGGAGTTAAACCCTACCTCACGAGACCATATTTCATGGATCCTGCAAACATTTCATGGTTGGAAGCCAACCCAGATGAGTCCTACTGGGAAACCCATCATCGACGAAGTGATACTGAAGGATATTGGGACGGAGACTGCTTTGGATTTTCTGAAGTGTCTCGATATTACGAAGAAATTGGGGATGATCTCGGAAGGCGTGAACGCATGGCTGAAGCTATGTACGAGTGCTAACCGTATTCATCACCACTGTTCAGTAGCTACAAATACTCATCGATGTAGCCATCGAAAGCCAAATTTATCCCAAGTACCTAGTGAACATGAATTCAGAGAACTCTTTATACCGTCACCTGGTCAAATCATGGTGGGTGCCGATCTTAGCGGCATCGAGCTTCGGATGCTCGCACATTACCTCGCTAAATATGATGCGGGACGCTATGCGGACATTCTCCTCAACGGAGACATCCATCAAGTCAATGCAGACAAAATTGGAATCAGCAGACGAGCTGTTAAAACAGTCAGCTACGCCTTCCTCTATGGTGCCGGAAACACCAAAATTGGTCACTCCTTTGATCCCCAACTAAGTGAATCGAAGGCTAAAAAGAAAGGTAAGGAGATTAGGGAAGCATTTGTTGCGGCTATCGATGGACTTGCGGAACTACTTGAAGCGGTTAAAAAGAAGACTACGGAACAAGGTAAGCTTCTAGCTATTGACGGTAGACCACTCAAGGTAGACAGTCCGCACAAAGCTTTGAACTACCTTCTTCAGTCATCTGCTGGTGTTATTGCAAAGCGTTGGCTGGTTATCAATCAACAAACTATTAAAGAAACAAAGCTGTGTTGTTCGCAGCTTGCATTTGTACATGACGAATTACAATTCGAGTGCGACCCAAAACATGCAGCAGATCTATCAACATCCTTGGTATACAGCGCTGCAGCAGCTGGAGAGTACTACAACTTACGAATCCCAATCGAAGCAGAAGCTAAGCAAGGGAAGAACTGGTCAGAGGTCCACTAATGAAGCTATTAGTTGACGCTGACTATATTGTCTACAAAGGATGTGCTGGAGCTGAAGATGAAATTGATTGGGGTGATGATGTAATCACCGTAACCAGTAAGTTCTCGGAAGCACTTAAGTTTGTAGAACGTGACCTGAATAACATCAAGAATGAGTTCCTGTGGGACACACCAGAAATGGTGCTGTTCTTTAGTGACTCTAAAAATTTCAGGAAAAAAATTTACCCAGATTACAAGGGTCATCGAAATAGAAAGAAGCCTTGTGGTTACAAACGTGTCATCACAGAGCTAGGTAAGACATACGAAGTCATCAGGATGCCAGAGCTGGAAGCTGATGATGCTATGGGTATCTACGCTACAGCTAATCCAGGAAACATTATCTGCTCACCTGATAAGGACATGAGACAGATACCTGGCAAGCTGTATGACATGAAAGAGACAGTCACTATTGACCCTGTTGAAGGCGCTAAGTGGCACTTGATTCAGACACTTGCTGGTGACCAGACAGATGGTTACAGCGGTGTACCTGGTATTGGTATCAAACGTGCCATCACATTGTTTGAAGAGACTGGATATACATGGCAGACAGTTGTTGATGCATTTGCAAGCAAGGATCTGGATGAAGACGTTGCGTTGATGAATGCACGGCTAGCACGAATCCTTACTTGTGATGACTATGACTCAACCAAACAAACTTTCATACCTTGGACCCCCACCGCCGGTTACAAAGCTGACGATGGAGCAGTCGTTCAAGATGCGTCGGATTGAAGACGCACTGAATAATTCAGAGCTTGATATTGAAGACTTGAAGACTGTCTTCATTGCTCTACAGCATCAGTGCTTTGTACTTTCAAATACAGTATCTAACTTAGTTAAAGAATGGCCGATTCACCCTCCCACTACACACGTGGAACCATAGAGGTTTGGGATTTCATTCGAGACCAGCAACTTAATTATCACCTCGGTAATGCTATTAAATATATTTGCAGAGCCGGTTTCAAGTCTTCTGAATCGAAAGAGAAAGACCTTAAGAAGGCTATCCACTACCTTGAAAATGAACTCCAACACACAACACTGCAAGAATCAAAGCCTAAGCGATCAATCGATACAGTTCCGCAGCTCCTATGGGATCCAGAACTCATCGGACAACCGGACTATGCAACTGGGTTTGATCGATGAGGAGTACCAAGAGTTCCGCAGTGCATTTCACAATGAACCTTACGAAGCTGAGCTGAAAGAACTAGCAGACCTTGTGTATGTCTGTTTTCAGTACGCTGAAAATATGGAATGGGATCTGGAGGAAGCACTAGACCGTGTCCATAAATCAAATATGTCCAAGCTCGGTTTGGACGGTAAACCTATCCGTCGTGCTGACGGAAAGGTCCTGAAGGGACCTAACTATCAACCACCAATTTTGAACGATCTAGTTAATCCATGACCACTTCATATATTTCTCGCACGGGACGTGTCCAATCTTGGATTGATGATCCAACGTCCAGGCTGCCGGTGTCGTGCACGGTGTTCACTGTTGATGACTCAATGGAGGGTCCCAATGGAATTGAAGCGAGCTGGCGATTTGTATCACATGCTCTACGTTTCGGAGCAGGTTGCGCGGTCCACTTGTCGGAACTGCGACCCCGAGGTGAAGAGAATGGAAAGGGATTGGTTGCATCTGGACCAGTCTCTTTCGCTAAAATCTATTCAACGCTAAATGAAATCCTCCGTCGCGGCGGGGTGTACAAGAACGGCGCTGTGGTGTGTCACCTCGATCTCCGGCACAGTGATGCTCTTGAGTTTATTACTACTCCTCGATCCGAACTACCTTGGGTCAAACGATGCATCAACATCACCGACGAATGGTGGGAGGGGTGTACGTTTAAGGAAGAACTTTTACATGGAATCAAATCAGGTGACATCTGGCTAAACAAAGTTAAGTATGACAATGAAGGAAACCGAATCAGAGGAAACGTTTGTCTTGAGGTGTACCTGCCGTCTAGGGGAACCTGTCTTCTACAGCATGTCAATCTCTCTTCCTGTGAATTTGACGACATTCCGCGAGCTTTCTTTGAAGGGATGTCCGAACTGTGCGAACTCCATGGTCGAACTGGGGTTGGCGATTCAGGAGAATATCTGCCAAGCGAAACAGACCGACAAGTCGGACTCGGAATGCTCGGACTTGCCAATCTTCTACGGCGCTACGGTGTAACGTACGAACAGTTTGGTATCGCACTGGATCAATACAACGAAGGTGACATTGTTCGCACACCTGCGTATGAACTTGTGTCTGCTATCGCATCAGGTGTAGACCTTGCAGCTGGTGTTGCTCGTAGGAACAACATGGTACGTGCATTTGCTATTGCACCTACTGCTTCCTGTTCGTACAGGTCTAAAGATCTGGATGGATTCACAGCTACTCCTGAGATTGCACCACCTATTAGCCGGACTGTTGACAGAGATTCTGGGACGTTCGGTGTAAAAACATATGACTATGGCGAAGTCGAAATCGCCAGTGAAGTCGGTTGGGAAAACTACAAGCGTGTTGCTGATGGCATCATGACTTTGCTCGACCGCACGGGACTTCTTCACGGGTATAGCTTCAACAGTTGGAGTGATGTTGTCACCTATGACAACGCCTTTATCGAAGAGTGGTTGGCTTCGCCGCAAACCTCCCTTTATTACTCGCTCCAAGTAATGGGTGATGTGCAAGATAAGTCAAGTGCTTACGCGGCTTTGGACGATGAAGATGTTGACAAGTATCTTGAATCACTTATTAATGAGGAGTCAACTATTGAACCTCAATGTGATTGTCAAGAATGAACCCTTATCAAAAACTATTAAACCGGAAAAGGAAATGGACACCAGTACAGACGACTGCTGGTACATGCAAAGAAGGTGCGGAAGCTGCGATTTACCGTGCACTTGCTTTGCGTCATATGGAACTACCTGTGGGAGATTTTATTACTGATGCTCTCTCCACTGAAGTTCCAGGGTTGGCACGCGAAGTACTACT